TGTAAAACCATTTGTACCAAGTGTAAAACTAGGAGAAGTATTTATTTTCCATTCTCCAGTTGTGCTATCTGTTGAACCAAAGTCAGATGCAGCATAAGCATAACCATCTGAAAAATGAACATGAGATAATAAACCATTAAAATAGTCATAACCACCATACGCAGAACTTCCACCAAACTCATGTGTTCCTGATTTATTAAAATGTAAATCAGCATTTTGTGATGGATAAACTGCTGTATCAAAAGCAGTTAATTGTTCACCATTGATATAAATTTTTGCTCTGTCAGATGCTGTTGCTTGTGCTGTATCTATAACTACTACAACATGATACCAAGCATTAAAATCTCTAAAAACCATAGATGGTATTAAATTCAAACCTTGACTTTCATAAAATTGTATTTTTTGTGAGCTACCAGTTATTATAAATCTACAATAATTAGATAGAGTTTGACCAAAGACTTGTCTTGAATTTCCACCCCCACCATCAGTATAATGTAGTCTTGATACTTTCATCCAAAATGACATTGTCCATTTTTTCTGATTTCCACTTCCAAAACTTCTTACTATTCTTGTTGCTGCTGACATTAGTTAAATTGTCCTCCACCTGTTGCACCGAAGCTAGAAGTTAAGCTAAATGCTCTATCTACTGTTTGTGCTTCAGCGTCTGTAATTCTTAAAGTAAAATTATAAGTTGTTGGCGTAGTTGAACTGCCACCAAAATCAGTTGTTGTTATCACACCTGTTGTGGAATTTAAACTGCAATTTGCCTGTGATGCATTTGTTAAAACACTTGTTACTTCGGAAAATGTAATTGCACTATCGGAAGAACCAGCAATTGTGGCCACCGTTCCTGAAAAGTTTCCGGCTATCGTACCTAATGAACCTGCCGCCGTAGAAAAACTTGGAGATGTTGAAGCCGTAATAATATTATTTGTACTTCTTCCAGCAAGTCCGTTTGGATTTTCAACTCTAACATAATAGTTACCTATTGCTAAAGTTACATTAACCGATAATGTTGTAGCGTTAGTAAAAGAAACTGTGTTAGCATTTGTAATAGCACCTGTTGAACCATTGACAAATTCAACAGAGGGAATTGAAACAAATCCTGTTCCGGTAATACTTATTGTAGTAGCCGTAGCAGGTGCGATTGTTTGCGATACATTTGCAACAGTTGGTTTTGTTTCTACTGCGTCTATCCAAGATAATTGATTCGTATTACTACCATTGGTAGCCAAAACTTGACCATTTGTTCCGGTGTTTTGAGGTAAAATTAAAGTATATGATTGTCCTGCCGAATGAGGTGGTGCTTTTATTTTAACTCCATGAGTATTTACATGACAATTTAATTGAATAGCACCGTCAACGCTTGATCCATCACCTTTAACAATTAAAGTTGGACCTGGTAATGTTTGTTCCGTTCCAGAAACTATATTTCCAAGATTCCTTGCTTTAGACATTCTTTATTTTTTTCCTATGTTTTCATTAATTTTTTTAATTAATGAATGTTATTTTAAAACTATTGTATCTGCTTCTTCAGAAGTTAATGCTTCTCCAGCAATTAACTTTGCTTTAGCACTAGCTTTTAAATCTTTATCAGCTTGTACTTTTGCATCTGCTTCAGCTTGAAGTTCAGTAGCTTTTGTTTCAACTGCTGACATATCAATAGAAATTTCATTCCCATTGTTGTCTTTACAAACAAAAGTTCCTTTATCTTCATTTATATTAGTTACATTTGGATATAAATTATAAATTGCATCATGTTTCATTATGCTAATACCTCCATTACTGTGATTGAACTTACTGCAACATCATCTGCGGCTGATGAACCTCCACTAGATTGTTGTCTATTAATGTAAGTTGTTTGACCACCATCACTACCATTATTACAAATATAAATTGCGTATGTTTGTTGTGAAGTGCTATTTGGTGAATGTAAGAAATTATATGTTTGAAATATCATTCCAGTTACACCATTTTGATAATAGTCAGAAGTTACTCTAGAATTTGAACCATTTGCATCTCCAATAAAGGTTGAACTAGAACCATTAATGAATAATCTTGAATAGTGTCTATTTGTTCCACTCATACTATAACTAGGCATAACTAAAACTTTTGATGAGGTTGCTGAGGGTGTAATTTGAACAGATAATCCAGTTACAGCAGTAAAACCAGTACCACTAACTCCATTTGTTGTACTAAAAATATCACTTTTAACTGTTTGTACTACTTGTCCTATTTTTCCACCACCAGCTGCTGCAAAAGTTCCATCTCCTCTTAAAAATGTAGATGAATTTGCTGTACCAGAACCAAGTCTAGCACTAGCAATAGTTCCTGCTGTAATTTTACTTGCGTTTAAATCTGGAATTCTTGCATCTGCAAGAGTTCCACTTGTTATTGTAGATGATGCTAAACCATCTGCAATTGTTAATGTTTGACCAGAGGGAATAGTTATAGAAGAACCTGTGCTTCCCTCAATTTGGTCAACTTTTATTTTACTAGCCATATTGATTTCTCCTTTATATTATAGTTAGTGAACCTGAACCTCCGATAGTCCAAGTTATGTTGTTTGCTACAGTAATATCTCCTGCTAAAAATGAATTTTTTGTAGAAGATAGGGTTGTAGTTGTGTTTGAAGATATTGTGTTATAATTAGAAAACACATTACCTTGTGTTGTTATCTCCGATGCTTGTATCGTAGAAAATTCTAAAGCATTACCACCGGTATTTACTACTAGAGCCTGTCCTGCACTGCCAATTGAACCTAAACCGGTTCCTCCTCTTGCAGTTGCTAAAACACCTGATGTTATATTAGAAGCATTTATAGATGCAACATTAAAAGTTCCGTAGGCGACTATTGAAATTATATCAGAAGCGGTTGCACCGGCAGCTAACACCACCGAAGTTCCGCTAGTAACTGTAACATCTGTTCCATTTACTAACTTTGCTCCATTCAAATAAACATCTATAAATCCGGCATCGTAGGCCAAAGTGTTGCCGTTATCGTCTGTTCCTGTAAAAGTTGTTTGCCCACCGGAAGCGGTATATTTAAATCTTGCCGCCGTTCCATTTACAGAAGAACCTGCTGCCGCCCAACCTGAAGATTTATACACCTTTAATTCGTTTGCTGTGGTGTCAAAATAAAGATCTCCAATATTTAAACTTGTAGTAGGGGCTGAAGAAGCAATTCTATAAACTTCTGCAAAATTATTTACCGAAGATAAATTATTAGCAACAGTTGTTACATTAGCAGAATTAGAAGCTAAAGAATTTAAACCGGATATAGCAGCCAAAGTATTCATATCGGAAACAGTTTGTGTTGTTCCCAAAGTATTCATATCCGATACAGCGTCCGCCGTTCCTAATCTTCCTATTTCAGTTGCTTTTGATGCAACAGTTGTTACTTCCGTTGCTTTTGGTACTAATCTATGAAAAGCGTAAGTATGATTTGTTGTTGTTGATTCAACTAATATACCAAAACCTGCCGCAATAGTTTCACTTGCACCTAATCCTGTTAATGTAACAGTTGAATTGTTTAATGTTCCGTTTGCAATTGTTATTTGTCCTGAACCATTTGCGGTATGTGAAGAAGCAAGAGCTTTAACACTTACAATAGTTCCGGCACCATCATTTAAATCAGGGTTTGTATTTGGAAAACTTGTTTCGTTTGTAATAGCTACAAAACCACCAACATCATCAACTAAATCAATTACCCTTGCATCAATCGCTGCTGTTGTTGCTATTTTATCGTCCGAAGCCGACCAAGTATTACCTGAATTAATTAATTCGGAAGTATCTTTATTTAAAAATCTAGTATCGGCAGATAATGTTGTGTAAAAAGTATTATCGTCCGGTGTATGTGAGGCTTGTTCTGAATTTGTAACAATTGTTGCATCAGCAATTTTTGCTAGTGTTACTTGATTATCGCCTATATGTGCAGTATCAATTGAACCATCAACTATATGTTCTGAATCTATACTATCATCTGCTATTTTAGAACCATTAACCGAATCAGCAGCTAGTTTTGAATTTGTTACAGCCCCAGCATTTATTTTTGCTTCGGTTACAGCATTAGCATTAATTTTAGCAGCTGTAACAGCATTATCTGCAAATTTAGAACTTGATACTGAATTATCAGCAAATTTAGAACCTGAAACAGCATTATCAACAATGTTTGCCGTATTAATAACATTTGTTGGTATGGAATTATTTGTTTGTGATAAAGCACCTACATAAACTCTAGTTATAGCTTCGTTTGATAAAGAACCACTATCCCAAGTTACATTAATTGTAGTGTTTGTAGAAAAAGACGAAGAACTAATTGTTCCAAATATTGTGCCAGGTGTTGAAGCAATTAATTTTATTCTTCTACCGGTATGATAAATAGCCGTTACATCTACACCGGCAATTGTAAAAGAAGTTCCACTTGCATAGGCAACAGTGTAAGCACCATCTCCGTCACCATATTCTACCCATTGTGAATCGTTAAACCATTCTCTAGTATTTACCATTAGAGATCTAATGGCATTGTTTAAGTTAGAGGGTAACATTCCCTCCGCAACACTAATTCCATTTAAAGAAGTGTTGTTTAAATTTGTTGTTGAATAATCTTTTATACCGGCCATTTAATCTCCCATAAACCAAGCAAACGCTTTATTACTTTCTTTGTTCCTATCATTAATTAATGTATTAATAGCTTCTTCAATTTGTCTTTGAAAAAACTCTTGTGTTTCAAATGAATATCTAACATTGTCTATATCAGTTTTTTCGCTCATCTTAAACCTATTCTTGACGCTATTATGTCAACGCCTTGTGCATGTGTCCAAGTAGAACCGGAAGGTGTAACCACTTTTATTTTAAAATATCTACCTGATTGTCTAACAGGATTATCGCCACTTGCTACCATTGAAGAAGAAGTTGATTCGGTTGCTAAATCAGCTAACCTTTCTTTGCTTTTAATAGTAACAGAAGAAGTTGCGTCAACTAACGGTCTGACATTGGTTATACTACTTCTATGACCTGGAAACAACTCCATTTCTCTAGTTTCTATTGTTCCTTGATTGTCCGTACCGGAAAAAATAGCAGCTTTAAAATTATTGTCTATTGCACCAAGTAACAGTTGTCCGCCATTCCAAAAATCCGTATCTAAAGCAATGTTAATACTATCTAAATTTTGTGAAATAATATCCATAAGCTCAACAGTATATGCCCCTACAAATTGTGAAAATATTGTACTTGCATTAGCGTCTGCCGTTGACCATTTTTGAGTTGCGTAGTTGTAAATTATTATTTTATCACAAACGCCGGTTGTGTTTGATGTGTTTCCAGCAGATGGATAAAGCCACATAGCTAATTGATTGAAAGGGTCAACCGCCGCACAAATTCTATCACTAAACGCTTTATTTAAATCTAAATCAAAAAATCTATTTACTTTTTCAGCTCCTATCGGCACAACTTGATCTCCGTTCAATTCAAAAAAACCATCGTCCGCATAAAAGAATACTCTTCTATTATCTTGACAAACTGTTCTTCCATAAACCGCACCTCTATTTGGCGATATTACAGATAATCTAAATACTGTTGCACCGCCTACATAGTCCATACGAATTATTTGATTTTGTCTAAACACATAACCTATTTCCCCTGATGTTATGTGAACTATTTCGCCACCTGAACCTGGTAAATCTTGTAAATCAGCTTGTTTATTTCCTGTTTGCCAAGTTGAAATATCATTAATGCCTGACCATTGTATTCTATTTTGATTAGTTGGTTGGTTTCCGGTAACTAAAAAATCCCTAACAACGCCTGAAACTCTAAATGTTGGAACAGTACCTGAAGTTGCTATTGTACTTAAATTGGCAAAATTAGTTGAAGTACCCATTAAATAATATTGTGGGGCATCAACTCCATTACTTGCAATAATATGATTACCAAATTGTGTAAATGTAAAATAGTCAGTATTTGTTCCGGTTAAACTTCCTTTTCTAGAAGTAAATGTTCCACTAGCTAATTGATAAATGTCTGTATTTTTTGCTACAAAGTTAAATACATTACCTGAATTATCTCTAAAAGAACCTGCACCCCTTGAATTTGCACCAATATTATTTGTTGAATAATTAATCAAAGACGGAAATCTTTTATAAGAATTTTGGGCGTAATAAACATTATTAGCTGTTGTAGCACCTGGATTTAAATACTCAGGTTGATCAGGAAGCCATTCGCCAAAAGGTATTTGCATTTTACTTACCTACTTTTTTCATAGCTTTTGAGTGAGCTTTTCTGAAAGTAGATCCTGCTTTCATATCTTTAACCATCTCTTTCATGTGTTTTTTACTATGATGTTTAGAATGTTTTTTTAATAAAGCTCTTTCTCTTTTATCTATCATATTCCTCCTATTAATTGTTATTTGTTACGGCAATAAAATTATCACTAAAAGAACCGGCAACAGTTACATCACTTCTTTGTTGCAAAGGTGCATTTCCATATTGGTCTTCTCTATCGTTTCTTTCAAGTCTTTCCATTGCGGTAGAATACATACTTTGCCATTGTTGTAATCTAGCAGGGTCAATCCCACCTAAAAAGTTTGCCGCATGATATAAAGCACCATATAAATATATCGCTGGGTGGTTAGTTAAAATAAAATTAGAAGTATTAGAATTAGATAAAGGGTCAAATCTTTTGTAATAATTTAAATATCCAGAATAACTTGAAGAAGCTGCAGGGGCAAATCTAAATGTATCGCCAAGTATTGTAAATGTTGATGGTTGTCCACTAGACGAACCGCCTTTAATCTGATCCATTTGTGCAGGTGTAATATATTTTAAAGGGTATTTTGTTCCGCCATTTAAAATATAAAAATCTCTTACCTGTAAAAATCCACTAGGTAAATTTTCTGTTTCCGCATCTATTGTAATTATTGTTTGTGTAATCATAGACCTAATTCTTAATTTTGAATTAAAATCTTTTTCTGCCAAAACAATAAAGTCTTCTGCTATTTCCGTAGTTAAATCTGATCTGTTTAACCAATTAGCTATTGAAGATTTTAGTTCGCTATAATTAGATAATGCCATTACAATCTACCTGCCGCTGTTCTAAAATATTGAAATTCACTACTATTTAATTTTTTCTTCATAATTTGTTTTTGTACTTCTTTTGGTAAGGCAAACCAATTTTTAGTTCCATTATATTCATTTGCCCATACTTGCAAAGCTAAAGTTGGTATTGAAGCAACCCTTTTTAATTCTTTTGATTTAGAATATCCGTCATTGTGATTATAAAGAGCTTTATTATGTTTTATATGCGAATCAATATTTACTTCTTCTTTAAGAACAATTTTTTTTTCTTGTTCGTCCAATAAAAAAGTTTCTTTTTTTAATCCGTCAATCTTAATATCTTTATTCATCTACCTTGACCTCTATATTTTTTTTTAGAAAATTTTTTATTTGGTTTTTTACTATGTCTTCTTGGCCTTTTTTTTGGGCTTTCTTTAACATAATTATTGACACCAAATAATGGTTTCTTTTTGGCCACTAGCCACTCATTTCAGTAACAAAAACATTTGCACTTCCAATTGAAGCAACTTTTTCGCCAGGTGAAACTTTAAAAATTTCAGGTTGGTCAGCAGGAATAAAGATTGTGCTTGTTGTAGCCGTTGGGTCGCTTGAACCATTTCCGCCAAATTCTATATGACAATCAGCATCAGCTGCTATTCTTACATATTCAGTTTGTGTACCAAATACATCTGCAACCGCACTACTTGAACCACCACTAGCTATCTTCTGTGTTTTTGTAGGTCTTAATCCATAATTAAAACTCATATTGTTCTCCTATGTTGGAGGGGGGAAGTACCGGCTAGGCAAGATCCCCCCAAAATTAAATTATCTTCTTACAACAATTGTAAAATGTGCTGAATGAGTTCCTGTAGAAGCTCCGTCAGTTGCAATCGCTATAAAATCACCTTCTGATACATTGTTTGCACCAGTTGGTTCGCAAGTGTCAATATCTCCTGCCGCACTTCCAGAATGTGCAATAGTAATTGTTCCACCAGTCATGTTAGTAGTATTTACTTTTGCAGTTATTCCAGCGTTTCCTCCAGAAATAGTTCCACCTAAAACCGAAGTAATTTTTATTACTTTACCGGCATCAGGAACGGCAACTCTAACTGTTGAAGCAGTTGATACATCGTCTAAATGACACTCTAAAAAGTAATCGTTTAAAGTTCTCATTTTATTCTCCTTATGTCGTTCCGCCTATAACCTTTTTAAGACTTCAACATTTGGTTAATTGTTAGGGGGTGTATATCTAAACAAGGTTACACCCCCAACAATATATTATTATGATGTTGTTAAATCAAAAACAGCACCATTTGCTTTTTCGTTTCTAGCTTCTAAAGTATATTCAGCAACTAAAAATCTCTGATCTGCATCTTTTGTTTGTGCAGGAGTTTGTAGTTGAAAATCTCTTAAGAAAGCAACTGCCCACATATCCATTTCAAGGATTAATGCATCTTGGCCTCTTTTAGCCGCAGTACCATTAGCACCTCTAATAAATCTGTTAGGAGCAACTTGAAGCGTACCAAAATCTGATTCGTACACATCAATAGAAGTAATTAATCTTCTATCTTCCGCAGAATCAAATCTAGTAGAACCACCTGTAAATCCAGATAGTTTTTGTTTGTTGAAAGCACCAACCATAATCATATTAGGGTTTCCACCTTCGTTAAAACAACTTCTCAAAACGCCTTTTAACTGATCTTCAGTAAAAGCTCTTTGAGTTCCATCTGTTCTAGCAGCACCGTTTCCGTTTCCAGATCCGCCTGCTCCAGCGTCAACATTTGTTTCAATCCAAGTTTGGCAACCGCCTAATTTTCTTGAAGTTGTTGCGTTCCCAGCAGCTTTTGCAACATTAGATAAAAGAGCTGTTTCCATATCTCTTTTTAATTCTTTTGCTGCTTTAGCAACTTGGTAAGCTAATTCATTAGCTCTTCCAGCTGAAGTTACGGCTTCGTTTGTTCCAGAAACTTGCACACCTTTTGTAGATATTTGAGTGTGGTTTTCTTCTTTAGTTGTTGCTGACATAGTTCCGTAAGAAATATCAGCTCCCTCAACAGCATGGTTTGCTGCAACAGCAGCCAACGCATCAGTTTGCCATTGGTGGGAAGTGTTAGTTGCTCTAGCTTTAGCAACTCCTGACATAAAAGGTGTTTCAGTTGGGGAAATCGAATAAATGATGTCCGCCAAATCTTCTCTTATGCCGACTGTTTGGTAAGTTTGAAATACAGCCATTTTCTTCTCCTATTTGTTAAGTTGTTGTTAAATGTATCGCAATAACAAATCCGTAGCATCTTTTGCTGAACCAGATTTTTTAAGCGATTTAAATTTATTCAACCTATCTTGGGAGTTAAGTTCTTCTTTAGTTGTTTTGACACCTGATTTTACAACTTTTGACGGCTTGACTTTTTTATTAACTAAAGTTGGTTTCAACTTTTTGTTAGTTTGGTAATTCATAGCTTCTACTATGATGTCAAATTGTCTTGAATCATAAATTGAACTTATTTCGTTTTGATTAAAACCTTTGCCCAATAAATAATTCGTCATATTAGTTCTTAAAGTATGGCCTTTAACAGGATCGTAAAGCTCAGGATATTTTAAAGCAATCCGTTGCTTTTCTTTAGATACCAAATCTTGAAATTGCGAAGTTTGATGTTCTCTTAATTTCCGTTGAGCCGAAGTAATAGTTTCTTTTCTTCTTCGTATCTTACGGTCTAGCTTCGCCGCTTCCGTTGGGTCTTCTTCCCATAATTGGTCAAGTTCTTTAGAACTCATATCGTTGTTTATTTCAGCATTCAAAGTCAACA